GAACCGGAGATTTGGCACCCTCTGGACGCGAAATTTCAATTTCCCGGCGGCCGGCGCGAGCCTCACGAAATTTTTTTATGAGCAGTTCCGAGACGCGTTTCGAGGTGCCTCGGCCGGCGATCGTGTAGGTCGTTTCCAGGCTCTCGATGTCGAACGCGGCGAAGATCTCGCGCACTTCCGGGCGGTCGTTGATCGATAGCAGGAAGTGCCCCCGCAGGCTCGCCAAACGCGTCGCGATTCGCTCGAAATCCGCCCGTTCGAACAGCCCCGCGCCATAGTCTCCCTCGGACCCGAAATACGGCGGGTCGAGATAGAAGAGCGTGTAGGGACGGTCGTAGCGCTCGATGAAATCGAGATACGGCAGGCACTCGATCGTGACGCCGGATAGGCGCTCGTGCACCGCCTCCAGGACCGGCACCAGCTTGGTCACGTCGAAGCGTGCCGGCGCCGTGGTCGAAACGCCGAAATTGCGGCCCGCGACCTTGCCGCCGAACGCGGTGCGTTGCAGGAACAGGAACCGGGCGCAGCGTTCCAGATCGGTCAGCGTGTCCGGATCCGTTACCGAAAGCCGATCGAATTCGGCCCTGCTGGCGATCTGGTAACGGAGCATGTCGAGAAACGGCACATAGTGGCGCTGCAACACGCGGAACAGCGTCGCCACGTCCCTCCCGTAGTCGTTGATGATCTCGACCGGCGCCTTGAAGGGGCGCCTGAGAAAAATCCCGCCCATGCCGACGAACGGCTCCGCGTAGAGGTTATGAGGGATCGCCGAGAGCCGCTCGATGACGCGGCCGCCGAGATTGCGCTTGCCGCCGACCCACGGGGGCGCGGGTGACGTACTCCGGATCTCTGTCGACAATCTTCGTGCCTGCGTGGAAGCTCTCCCGGTCGCGCGTGCGACGGCAGAGCGATTGGCGGCGCCCGTTCCGGACGGCTGCCGTCGTCGTGCGAGGACACACCTCGCGGTCGGGGTGTTTCCAGCACCCCGGCCCTGCCCCGGACGGCAGGTCATTCAAACGGTCCCGATCGCGACCCAGTCGAAATTGCTGGGATGGGTGGCGCCGGACGAATTGGTGCAGAGCCACGCCATCTGGGCTCGGTTGGTGGTGATCGTCACGGAGGGCTGCGGCGTGAACCCGGTCAGATCGACGCTGCCATCGAAGATGCAGGCAGAGATGTTCTTCTCGGCGTCCGCGAGGCCGACCGACATGTTGAACGCCCACGCCGTCAGGAACGTCGTGAACTCTGCCGGGAAGAACACCACGCCGGCGCTGTAGGTCGCCTCGAAGCCGTGGCCCAATTGGATCACGAGGCTGCTGTCCGGAAAGGTGATGACCCACGGGCCGGTCCCGGTGATCTTCGCCGAAGCCAGGATCTTGATCGCCGCCAGCAGCTGGGTGTTGGTGCCCTTGGTCAGCGTCAGGCCGGCCGCCAGGATCGGGGCCACGATCTCTTCCTGGATGGCGTTGTGCCAGTCCTGATCCAGTACCGTGGGCGGCTGGCCCTCCTCGACATCGCCGTCGCTCCAGAAGCCGACGATTTCGCCCGCGGCGGCGAAAGTCGGCTCGGTGACGACGGCGCCCTCGGCGTCGATCCGATGCATCAGAGATCTCCATAATCGAAGAGCAGCGCGCCGATCGCGGGTTCGTATTCGTGAAAAAACACCTCAAGCACGTTCGCCGGCGCGGCCGAGGCGCCGCGCGGCGCGGGACCCGGCGGCACGGTGAATCCCGTGGGCGCCGCGGTCACCGTCACCAGCCACGCATAGGCCCAGTCGACGCCGTACATCAGATCGCCGATATGGGCGCCGATCCGGGCGACGCGGTAGGTCGAAATCGTGATCGTGAACCCGAGAGCCGCCGCGATCGCGGTGAAATACGGCACAGTCTGGCCGCCGATCGCGATCACCTTGGCGACCACTTGCGCGCGGAGTTGAGCGGTCGTGAGGCCGCTTCCGGTGCCTGGCTCCGGGACGCCGGTCAGATACTGCCATTCGGGCAGCATCTGGGCGGCCTGGCGTGGGTCGGCCTCGGCCAAGAGCGCGTCGCAGGCGGCATCGATCCGCGCGAAACCGTCCGCGTGGGCGCCGACTATGCGGCCCCAGACCGAGAGCGGGTTGGTCGAATAGGCCTTCCCCGGAGGCGCGGTCAGCAGCAGCGCCTGCTGGTAGTCGGCGGCTCCGGCGCTCATACGAAGGTCACGGTGCCCAGCACCGGCAGATGGCCGCGCGCGGCCGTGAAATCGGCCACAGGCGCGGTGACCTCGGCCTCGCCGGTGCCCACGGCCTCGTTGACGGCGTCCCAGATATGGCCGATCTGGATCGTGCCGCCGGTCGTCCCGCCGTCGAGCGGCGCGCCGCCGGGTGCTCCTTGCGTGGCGAACAGCGTGGCCAGCGCGGCCTCGACCGCGGTCCGGAGATCGGCCGTGTCGGGGACGAGATGCAGCGTCACGTTGCATGCGTCCACGCTCGGCTTGAACGCGATCGCGGTGCCGATCACATAGGCCCAGTCCGGATCGTCGAGCGCCGTCTGCACCGCCGCGACCTCGTCATCGGTCGGGATCGAGCGGTCCGACATGACGAAGGTCAGGCCGACGGTGCCGGCGCCCATCCAGCGCTTGTAGACCCAGATATTGCCGATATCGACGCCCGGCACCGTTGCGGCGCGCTCCTCGTAATCCGGCGTCGCGGCACCTTGCGGCGGCTTGCGCCGCCGCTCGATGATGCGCGCCCGGAGCTCGTCGTCGGTCTCCAGGTCGGTGCCCCCGGAGAGCCCGCTGCCGTCACCGGCGCCAACCACTGTGAAGGTCGAGCCGATGCCGGTGATCGGGCTCACCAGCGTCAGAGTGGCGCCGGCATCGGTATCGCCGGCCCTCCCGGCGACCGAGGCGGCGACCGGCGCGGTCACGGCCAGATCGGCGACGGTTGCGTCCGAGGTGGTCACGAAGAGCGCGCCGTCCGAACGCCGGAGCTGGGTCCCCATCGGCAGCTCCGTGCCGTTGGCGCCGGCGCCGAGCACCGAGCCCGCCGACGCCGCCGGCAGCTTGCGGTAGATGCCGAAGAGATCGCCGCGCAGCTCGAGGAATTCGGCCTCGGCGGTCTGCTCGAACATCTGGAGCGCCATCCAGGCCTGATGGTCGTAGAGCCCGTCCTCGCCGGCGCCGGCCACCGACGCCAGCGCCGCCAGGTTGGAGCGCGGCAGGTAGGGATCGGCGCCCGGCACGCGCGAGGCCAGATCGGCCTTCTTCTGGGCGACGAGCTGCGGGAAACTCGGGCGATCATATGGCATCAGTTCTCTCCCACAGGCACCGCGAAGCGGAACGGGACGCCCTTGCCGGAGGCGAGCGTCACCTCGCCGGAGAGCCGGATCGTCTGGCCGTCGGACGCGACCGCCGACGCCGTGATCGCGCCGGCGATCCCCCGGTCGACCATCCATCGCAGCGCCTCGACGGCGTAGGCCTCGACGTCGCCCGGCAGATCGGAGGTCATCTTGCGCCGCGCCAGCAGCCAGAACCGCGAGCCCCAGCGATCGGCCGGGACCGGATACGGCTGCCCGGGCGCCACGGAGAGCGCCTGGTCGGTCATGAAGTCGCCCCACCAGCCGCGCCGGTCGCCGGACCCCTCGCGGGCGCCCCCGAACGGACCCACCGCATCGCCCGGCAGCGTGTCGCCGTCGTCGGCGCGCCGGTCGCAGAAGAACGAGAGGATGATCGCGGTCTCCAGCCCGTCATCCATCAGCAGCGACGAGCCGTCCAGCGCCCAGTCGAACGTCCTGGAAACCGGGTCGTAGATCGTGGCGATATCGGTCACGACGTTATTCCCACCGTGCCGTCCACATCGGTGATCGTTCCGGAAACCGTGAGGTTTCCGGTGATCGTCAGATCGCCGACGAGCTGGGGAATGCCGTTGATCTCGGGCACGTTCTGCACCGTGATCTTCTTGCCGGCGCCGTCGATCACGATCCCGTCGCGGCCGATCTTGATGGTCTGGCCCTGATCGTCGTAGAGCGCCGACTCGCCCTCCTGCAACCCGGTCGGCCGGGTTCCGGCGCCGTCGAGGACGATGACCAGGCCGTTCTGGCGAAGGCCGCCGATCGCGATCAGCACGGCCTGCGAGCCTGCCGGCGCGACGCTGGTATGACCGTAATTCTGATAGCGCGGCACCCCGTCCTTGGTGTCGCCGAACGCCGTCGTGATCTGCACCAACTGGAGCGCCGCCGCGTCATCGCTCATCGCCAGGCGCCCGAGCTGCACGGCCATGTGCATGCGGTCCCAGAGCGGCTTCAGCAGCCCGCGCATCGTGTCGATCACTGGACACCTCCGGTCGGTCCGGGCGTGCTGTAATCGGCGTCGAAGAACCCGATCAGGCCGAGCGGGATCAGCTTGAACGCGTCCGGCCGCGTGACCGTCAGCTCGGTCACGGAGCCGTTCTCGTCCATCGTCCAGCCGATCCGCCGGGAGGTCACCGGGACCAGGCCGTTCGGCTGCCAGAGCGCGCCCGAATCGTCGCGCCATCCTGTCAGGGTCAGCGTGTAGCGAAGCGCCTTGCCGATCCGGACGCTGGCTTCCCATTCGGCCCGGCGCTGCGGCGACGCCGCACCCGGCGCCGGGGTTTCGGCCTGGATGACCACCGGGCGAAAGCGCGTGATCGCCGGGTCGGTGGCATGCGCGCCGCTGACGATCGGCGTCGCGTCGACATAGTCGCCGGCCAATTGGCTTACCACGTAATAGTCGGAGAATCGCTGCTTGAACGAATAGGCGCCCTTGGCCTTTTCGATATTCTCTCCCTCGCGGATCGGTGCGAACGAGCCTCCGGAACCGCCCCGTGTCAACAGCAATCGTCCCTGGCCGTCGGACACCGGCAGCACGCCGGCGCCGCGCGCGAGCCGGTCGATGACGCAAAAGGCCGTCTCGCCGGGCGTCAGCTCCTGGGTTCCGGTCGCCTGCATCGGGACGTCGGCCTTCACCGCGATCTTGAACGGCCTGCAGATGCCGGCGATGATCGCCAGAGGCGAGCTTCCGTCGGCCCAGATGCTGGGCCCGCGGCCCGGAACGAACGCCGCGCAGTCGACCAGGTCGCCGGTGGCGTCGCGCCCCGCGATCTCGACCTCGTGCGTGGTCGGATCGAATTCCACGCCGGCGTCGTCGACGAAGCCGGTGATGACGATTTCGCCGTCGACCGCGACCTCGCAGGGCGATCCCGGCTGGATCTGCACGAGTGC